GCTTCAATTTATTGATTTAAAACAATGTTGCCAATCGCTATAATTTTTTGTCATGTACAGAGACAATTTTAATACACTGATACAAGCTATTGGGATTGAGTCTGATGATACTTTGATTAAGGCTATTGAGGGAATATGGCTTATAGAAAAGCCGGTTCAATTGGCTAAAGAAAAAGTTATAGAGCTGTTATCTGAAAAAAGCGGGTTAAAGTCTAATAGGATTTCTAAGGCATTAACTTATTTGCCAGAGTCAACTTCTGATTTTAAAGGCAAAGTTAAAAGTATTCTCAGTTACTAAGAATACATGATGCAATTGAAAGCCCTTTACGATACCGATCATCTTTGATTTTATTCAAATACAGCTTAGCAGTTTCCATGTCTTCTCTTAACTCATAGAGAAAATACAGGTGAGCATAGGCGCTGTCTTGGCTAAGGCTATATAGGTATTCATCCAGTGTTTCTGGTTCACCTAATATTTCTTCAAACTCGACATCGGTAATATTATGATCAAAAATAGTTTCAAGCTTTGTTGGTTTAACGACGGCATTCATGACAACCTCCACTTACTGTGATTTTAAGTCTACCATACGCATAAATAAGTTCAATAAGACAGGTGATAAATGCCCAACATAACCATAGAAATAAACAGCCAACAGGTTGATGCCATGCTCAGCAGCCTGATTAGGCAAGGCACAAACTTAACACCCGCATTGGGCGAGATTGGTCACTCTATGGTTGGCCTAATCGACCTGCTATTTATTAATACCGAAACCCCCGACGGTGCTCAATGGCCGGAATTATCGCCCGTTACAAAAAAACGCCGACGTGATGGCAGTGAAAAACCGTTAAACGACACCGGTATTTTAAAAAACAGCATTACCAGTAATGTGCTTAATGGCGCATCGGTTGAGGCGGGATCCAACATAAAATACGCCGCCATGCAAAACTATGGTGGTAAAAAGTCAGCCTTTCCGCATTTATGGGGTGATATTCCAGCACGGCAGTTTTTGCCTACCAGTCAGCTGCCCGAAGCATGGGGTAATGATGTGATTGGCATTATTAATCGGCATATTCAGCGGGGGTTGGGTTAGACGGCGTGTTCCTTAAGCCATTCTTTTAGTGCGTCATTCATACGAGTTTGCCAGCCTTTTCCAGTGGCTCGAAAGGCTTCCAATATGTCGGAATCAAGACGGATGCCCGTAAATACTTTGGGTGTATCAGTTCGCGGTCTGCCCCCTTTAGGCTTCAGCATTTCGGCAGCTATATCCGCACCGAATATTTCAGGCAATACCTCATATGCAGGGCGCATCCTTGTAAAATCTTCATCGTTCAGTTCATACGTATCTGGGTCAGCGGCAATACCTGCGTTAATTTCAGCCTCTTCTTCGTCAGTAGGCAATTCTACTAATCGGCCTGATTTAGTTTTCAATAACATAACGTTTTACCTCTCTTGGGTTGGCCTTACGCAGGCTGATAATGCGGACAGCGTCATTACGCCGGGTAAATACCAAGCAATACAATCGAACACCAATAAATCCATAAGCGATAAAGCGTGGCTCGCCATAGTCTTTGCGGTTGTCCGGCTCGACGGATGCCGATTCCCACTCAAATTGTTCAGCCACACCAAAATGCACCTTGTGGTTTGCAAGGTTAATAGCCAGTTTATTTTCGTCCCATTCATAATTCATGGTAGTTATTGTATAAACAAAAATACAAAAAGCAAGCATTTAGCGCGTAAAAACTGTCAATAACCGAAAAGACAATACCAATACCCACAAAAATAAATCCAAAAATGTGACATTTGTCACATTCAAACCTAAAAAAAAGCTTGTTATGGTGGTCGCCATGACAACACATACTAAAAAATTCCCAAGCACCGCCTTTCAGTTTTTAGCTAAAGCGGATTTTTCTACCCCCACAGCCAAAGGCGAACGTGAGCTAACCGGCATTGCTTATTCAGGCGATGTGGTGACCGATCATGGTTACTGGAATCGCTTGGTCATTGATCTGGCCACCCTCACCGTTGATACCCCCATTCCCTTACTGCAAGGACATTGCCATGACGATACGATTGGCCTGGTTACGACTGTCAGCACTCACACGGGACAGCTCAGCATTAATGCACGCCTTTTTGCAGATGTCGATGATGATGCTGCCGAAATTGCCGCCAAAGCCGACAAAGGTTTTCCGTGGCAACTATCGGTCGGTATTTGGCCGAAATCGATAGAAGAAGTAAACCCCGGCGAAAGCATTACCGTCAATAACCGCACATTTACCGGCCCTGTCGTTGTGTTTAGAAATGGCCGCGTTCGAGAAATATCTGTGGTGGCTATTGGTGCGGATCACCAAACCTCAGCCACCGTGCTTACCGCTGGCTTTGATACCGAAATCCCTTTTATCACCCATGAGAATCCTATGACTACTGAAGAACTCAAGGCGAAAGTTGACGCGCTCAGCGCCGAACTTACCGCCGAAAAAACCAAAAATGTCGAATTATCTGCGAAAGCAAACCCTGCTAACTTTGTAGCACTGGCCAAATTTTCTGAAGTGCAAGCAGAACTGAGCGCCTTAAAAGACAAAGTCGCCGCCAAAGACATTGATGACACGGTTAACGCTGCCCTGTTAGATGGCCGCTTGCTACCCGCTCAGGAACAATGGGCGCGTGACTTGGGCAAAAGCCAATTGTCCGCACTCAATGATTTTTTAAAAGTAGCCCAGCCTATTGCCGCCTTGGCCGGTACACAAACCGGTGGCAAAGCCCCAGGTGAACAGGGCTTACGCTATGACACCCCCGTCGGTTTTAGCGTCGACAGTGAACGCTTGTCTGCCCACAGCGCCGCCGTTGCCTACCAACATAAACACGGTGTTGATTACCTTACCGCCCTTAACGCCACCGGAGTTAACTAATGTCTCAACAAGCCAGAAGTGTTTTATCGCTGACGATTACCGCCCTCACTATCATTCCACAATACCGCATTGTTACCCCACAGGGCTTTATCGCCGCCAGTGCAGGTATTATCGTTTTGGGTGTGACTGAACGCCCCGCCAGTGCCGGTGAATTAGTGGCCGTTACCGCCATTGGCACAGCCATTGTTGAAGCGGGGGGTGCCATCAGTCAAGGCTCAGTAATAGCACCCGATGGCATAGGCAGAGCCGTAGCCGGTGTGCCAAGTGTTACCCAGGTGGGCATTGCCCTGCAATCCGCCGCTGCTGCGGGCGATCTAATCGAAGTATTACTCAGTTAAGGAATTTTAAATGGCATTATCTACCCAACAAGTTAGGGTTATCGACCCTATCTTAACCAATATTGTGCAAGGCTACAAAAACATGGAACTGGTCGGTAGCGAACTGTTTCCGCCTGTTACGGTATACCAGTCTGGCGGCCAGATTATTGAGTTTGGCAAAGAGCACATGAAAATATTTGATTCGGCGCGTGCCCCTGGTGCTGCCACCAAGCGGATCAGTATTGGTTATTCGGGCAAACCCTATGCGCTTAAGCAAACCTCATTAGAAGCGATTGTGCCACAAGAATACTTACGCGATGCCAAAGCCGTACCCGGTATTGATTTAGCAGCGCGGTCAATTTATGCGGTGATGAATTCATTACTGTTACAGCGTGAAATTACTCAAGCCACCCTGGCAACAAACTTGGCCAGTTATGGAGCAAGCAACCGAGTCACCTTGGCAGGTGCAACCAAATGGTCAGCCGCTACCGGCACACCCTTAACCGACGTGGACAATGCGCGGGAAATCATCCGGATGCAAACCGGCATTTATCCCAACGTGATGTTGATGTCAGCGCTTGCCTTTAATGCCGCCAAAAACAACCCCAACGTGATTGCGCGTTTGCAGTACAACGCCAACGTGTCACCGGATGCCACCACCATTACTGCCAAAATGCTGGAAGGGCTGTTTAATGTCGACAAGATTATTGTTGGCAAGGCCATTGCCTTTAATGACCTTAATCAGGTCGGTGATATTTGGGGCAATAACGTGGTATTGGCCTATGTGCCACAAAGCCTGATCGGCATTGAACAACCCAGCTTTGGCTACACCTACACGATGGCCAATAACCCCATGGTTAAAATGAGCTATTTCGACAACAACCACGAATCATGGATTTACGGCGTGCATTATGAATACGCGCCGGTGTTGGCGGGTATGTCATCGGGTTATTTAATTCAAAATCCGGCGTAAGCGTATGGTTAAGTATTCTGTTTTATCGCCCATAAAGCTGATTGATGGGATTGCAAAATTAGGCGATGTTGTCGAATTAACCGACAAGGACGCTGAAAGTCTTTTAGTAAATGGCGTGATTGAGCTAGCTCAGCCAGCCGTTTTAAAAGAAAAACCCGCCGATCTAAAACCGGCGGCACTTGAACCCCCACCTAAAAAATAATCATGGCTAAAAATGTAATTACCGAAAACATGTCGTTTGCCGCTTCCGCAGGTTTAGCAGAACTGAATAACGACAGTTTGTATTTGTTAGCATCTGGCATTGTCACAGCGGCTTCTAAGGCGCATGACCAGCTGGAATGGAATCTTAACAACAACACCACACAATTGAATGCCGAGATTGACGCATTACGCATTCAGTTAAAAGAAGTGGCCATTAAAGCCGATATTTTAGACAGCCTGGAGGTCGCGCAAGTAGAAGCGATGGTCAAAAGTGTCTTTGAATCTCCGGCTTTTCTGCAAGCTATTTCTGCGGTGGGTGTTGTTATCGATGGTACTAACTACAGCGTTGCTAGCGTGGTTAAAGCCATGGCAACCACAGCACGCGTGGTGGAAGAGTTCATTATTCGTGATGCTGAAGGCTTTATCACCGGAATAAAGCTTAAATTGTCGGATGGTATGTACGCTGAATTCTTTTCGGTGGCGAAAAATGTAGGCGAGACTGAAGCGTCTTATGAGTTTAAAACCGATAACTGGCACGGTGTACCGGCTAGCATTGTGGCAACTTATTCCAATATGGGTAAGAAGATTTCAGGCTTTGGCATGGCGTTTATTGTGCCGTCGTGGATTATGTCGTCTGTCAGCCATTTGGTGATTGATTTAACCGATCAATTTACTGTGATCCGTGGTGGCGTTGTCGCCAATCTGGATTTTAATGGCGATGGCATGGTTGGCGTTCAAGCACTGGCAGCAATGTAAGGTAACGCCATGATTTTCTGCACGAAGCAAGACATGGTCGAACGGTTCAGCAGGGATGAATTAATCCAGAGAACGGACAGGATTAACCAGGCGGCCATTGATGACACGGTACTTAATATTGCCATTGCCGATGCCAGTGCAGAAATTGAAAGTTATCTGGCGCGGTATCGGTTGCCGTTTTTTAGCATTCCTACCGCGCTGGTGCGCCCTTGCTGCGACATTGCCCGTTACCGTTTGTACGATGACATCATGAGTGATGAGGTTGAAAAACGCTACAAAATGGCAATTGACTGGCTGAAATTATTGGCCAACGGTACGGTGGTATTAACGGTTCCGGTTGATCCTGTTAATGATCCCAACGGCACGGGAGGAGAAGTGCAGGAAGCGGCAGCTCCCTTGGCAGTGATTGGTTCATGGCAGCCGAGGTTTGTCAGTAACTGGTAGCCTACAAAAAGCAAAACCCCCGACAGACAGCAATCTGACGAGGGTTTTTAATTCAATCCTTAAACGAGAAGGACGAACTTATGGAGCAGTATAACGTGTTTATTTTGGTGCTAAAAGAGATTTTAAGCCTGTGGACACCCTTAAAAATAACGGCATCGGTTGTAGCCATTATTGTTGCTTATCGATTACCTGAAATTATTGCGGCACTACGGAATCATTAACGAATGCGCATCAAGTACAACGAAAAAGAAGGTCTGAATATGGATATACCGTACAGCGGTTGGCTTATGTTTTGCCTTGGATTAGCCGTGGTGTTTGTCACTTTACCCGACATTATTACCGCGTTAAGCCATTTTATTTCGATGTTTCTAACGTTACATAAATAGATTCATAAAAATGATGAAAGAGCTATCGAATATCCGTTTTTTTGCGGTGTGGTTTATTACGCTTATTTTAGCAACGGCAACATTAGCACCGTTAGTGAGTGCGCTTGCACCGATTTTAAGATGATCTAAAAAGCAAAACCCCCGACAGACGCAATCTGGCGAGGGTTTTTAACTCAATCCTTACCAAGAAAGGAAAAAGTGTACATGAATTTTAACGTAAACCATGGCGTAGTCAAGATGCTGGAATTAATAGACAAGTCGGACACTTTAATATGGAAGTTAATAGGACTCGCCCTTGTATTAAGCGTTGCTATTTTTACCTATCGATTGCCCGATCTTATTACCGCAATCCGTTGGTGGTAGTGCAATGAATCTTGATCTCATTGTCGAACGCTTGAAAAGCGAAGTACCCGTGCTGCATAACCGTGTGTATGGCTCAGCGGATTTAGACGCGACAGAATCAGGCGCCATGCCCAAAGTGCCCAGTGTATACATTATTCCTGTACAGGAAACGGCAAAAAGCAACCTGACTCACCCACTGGGGCATTCCAGCATGATTATTGCCGAGTTTGCCCTGGTGATTGTGGTGCGTAACGTGGCCAATAATTACGGTGCATTCAGTCACCGCGAACTGGAAGACGTGCGGAAAAGTATTCGTTGCGTATTGTACGGCTGGCAAGCCAATGAAATGGCCAAGCCAGTTGATTTTTTACGCGGCAGAATTGTGGATTACAAAAACAATACCTTGCGCTGGATGGATATTTATTCCGCGCGTTTTTATGAGAGACATTAAATGAAAATATACAAATGGGGTGTTAATAGCATTACCTTGGTAGGCCAAACCTATGACGCGGACAGTGATGACATTATCACTATTCCTGACCACTTACAGCGCAGTGCATTTACTAAGGGCTTTGTCAGTGCCAAAGGCCGACAAGCACAACTGGATGCCGAAAAGGCTGCTGCTTTAGCCCGTGCCGCACAAACACGCGTTGTTAAACTCACCGCTGTTCCCGTTGTTACTTCTACCTCTAACGCTTAACTGGAGATCCTCACATGTCATGTGATAGCAATAATAATTCAACGCAGGCCGTCCCGTTTGGTTCGGGCAGTGCGTTTGTTACCTTAATCCGTAAAACCGACGGCACTTGTGTTGAACCACCGCAAGCCATTGCCATTGAAGGCATTCAAGATATTAGCTGGGATAATAAATCCGATCTAAAAGAAATGCACGGCCAGGGCGCGTATGCCTCACGTTTGGCCGGTGGCAAAAAGAGCCTGTCGTTATCGATGACGGTGTCTGAAATATCAGGCAAACAGCTCAATGCGCTGTGTTTTGGGCAAGATGTGGAAGAACGTCAGCTTAAAATCAGTCGTGATAGAAATGGCCATCTGATTCCTGAATCAAATACTGTGAATGCCAAAATTTTGAACAGCATTCATTTTAATCTGGCGCGTGTCGACAGCGTAGACGACATTCTTATTGCGGGTATTGTCGCTATACAGGGCACATCATCCACGCCAGCAGCAGGTGAAGTGCGCGTGTATAGCAGCACTAATATTGTGATTTTCTCGGCGGAGGATGTCGGCAAAACGGCCATAATTTCCTATACCAGCAACGGCACGGGCATTCAGACTACCTTTAAAATTCCGGCAGATCGTACCTATGATATGCGTCAAGTCACGCGCGTTATCAAGGTGATTAAAGGCACGGTGACTGCATTACCGCGCGTCACGTACCGATTGACAGACGCAACTCCAAACGTAGAAAATTATTCTGCGTCAGATAATGGCGTGTTGATATTTAACCCAGCGCAGACTGGCGTAATGACAATCAGTCACACAACAGACGCTGTCGCAGCGTCCAGCAAAATTGATGTGTTACCAGCGGCGGCCTATGGGTTTTACATTGATCCCCCTTCGTCGGCAAAATGGTTGTCACCCGAATATGTGATGCTAGCCTCAGATTCCGGTACACCAATGACCGGTGTCGTGGCGGGTGAAACCCTAGTACAGCAAGCTGCCTTAGGCACATTAGGTTCTGGTAAATATCTTGTAGATAACAAAGGCTATTATCTTTTTGATTCAGCCGATGCAGGCGATACCGTTAAGGTCAGTTACCGCACTGATTACCAGTTTATGACGGTAACCCCACCCAACAACGGCATATTTTTACGCAATTTGGGCGTAAGACACCAGGGCGGCATTACTTTAGATCGCGTGGCGTTAACCAATCCATTGTCGTTATTGCACAATCAATATGCGGTGTCCGATAACGGTTCGTATTATTTTGACGCGACCAATGCTGGTGATACGCTGTTTATTGATTATCAATACGAAGCTACCGGTGGACAAACCATTGTCGTTGTCAATAACAAAATTGGTGAGTCGCCTACGTTAATGGTGGATTTGTTGTACGAAATGGATGGCGAAATGATGACGGTTTCTTTTGAGCGCGTAAAAATGAAAGGCTGTGGTGTTGCCACCAAGCAAGATGATTTTGCCCCCATGAAGTTTGAACTCCAAGCGTTTGCCAATAAAGCCACTGGCATTGTCTACAGCGTCAGTACCTCGGTTTAGTATTTCCCCTGTCTGGCCGTTTGATAGCGGCCAGGCAGTCTTTTAAGGTGATGACATGGCCGACACCTCCATAACGCTCGCCGGAAAACCCTATGTTGTTAAAGAGCCGGTGTTTAAGCAATTACGCCAGATTATGCCGTTGTATAACGCGCTGTCTGTGCCTGATACCGACTTTAATGCCACGCTGGCCGCCCTGTTAAAACTGTTTTTTGATGACAAAATCGTATTAAAAGCCACGCCCGATGAGCTGATGGCGTTTATTACGCTAATACCGACAATCGCCGGATTAACCCAGGTAAAAGACAGCAAAAGCCGCACCAATCCTGAGCAGTGGGGCGACACTTACGCGCACCTGTGCATCACGTTTGGCTGGGATTATGATTATGTTGATAACCATATGACGTTGTCACGGCTGCATGAATTAACCCCGTACTTAAACGCTCACCCGCCCACGCATTTATTGGTGGCGGCGTATTTGGGCTACGAAGACACATCAAGCCCCGATCCAGTCGGGCGGTTTTTTAAATCTATGTTGGAAAATGCCAGAAATGGAGCGTAAGTGATGAGTGATTTAACTATTAGGGTTGTGATTAATGCGGTAACGGATGGCTTACGTGCTGGCGTTAATCAGGCCAGGGCTGATCTTAACAGCCTGTCAACCTCGGTACAAAGCGGGGTCGCCAGTGCCATCAGCACCAGTACGGCGGCAGCTCAATCTGCTGCTACAGCGGCTAGTAGCGCATTAACCGCAACAACCGGCACATTAACATCGATCACACGTTCTGCTTCTACTACGGTAAGCAGTGCATTAACGACCGTTTCCAGTGGTATTTCTGCCCTAAGCAGTACCACATCATCAGCGGTTAACAGTGCATTGAGCACGGTATCAGGCGGCTTTAATAATTTAAGATCATCTGCAAACACGGCGTTTAGCAGCATGAAAGGTATTTTTGCCACCTTGGGTGTCATGGCATTGGCCAAAGATATTTTGGATACCAACCGTGAGATGGAATCGCTGCGCACTCAGCTGGAATCTGTTACGGGGTCGGCTGAAAAAGGCGCACAAGTGTTCGATAGAATGCTGCAATTAGCCACCGATACCCCCTTTGAGATAAAAGGCTTAACGAAATCTTACGTTATGCTGAAAAACTTTGGCCTAGAACCCACGGCAGCGGTGATGGATGCGCTGACCAATCAGGTCAGTAAATTAGGCGGCAGTGCCGATACCTTGGCGGGTGTTACCTTGGCGTTAGGGCAAGCCTGGGGCAAGGGCAAACTTCAGGCGCAAGATATTAACCAAATGGTTGAACGCGGTGTGCCGGTCTACGATCTGTTGACTAAAGTCACCGGCAAACAAAGTGCAGAACTGTTAAAAATGTCAGAAGCGGGTGAAATAACCCGCGACATCATGGAAAAGCTGATAGCCAAAATGGGGGAAATGGCCGAAGGCTCTAATGCCCGCGCTATGGAAACCCTAAATGGCAAAATATCCATACTGGCTGATTCCTGGCATAAATTTGAAGACGCGTTACTGCAAGACAAAAGCGAAGGCTTCATTAAGAAAATTGTGTCCAATTGGTCGGGCTGGCTGGATGTTTTATCCGATAAGCTCAATGATACTAATGGTAATTTTGAAAAACTTGAAAAAATAAACGAACGCATTGCCAGTCGTAAAAGCGTTATCAGGTTTTTTGAAACAGACCCCGTTAAAGCCACGGCCTTAGCGGTTGCAACAGGCACTTACAAAGCTGAAGAAGAGAATGCGTTAAAAGCCGACTTACTGGAACGGCAAAAAATTATTGAAGCCATTAAAGCGGAACGCGATGCGAAAAGACAAGCTGCCGATGCCGATGCTAAAGCCTTAGCAGATTCTAAGGCACTGGCTAAACAACAGATGGACATGGCTGACCACGCTAAAAAGGTGGCGGATTGGTCGGAAAAATACGCCGATAACACCCAAAAAATGGCTGCTGAATTGGCCAAAGCCAAAGCCGAACTGGGTAAAGATTTTACACCGGCCATTGAAAAAGCCATTACTGATAAATTCAGCCTTAAACACACCGCCCAAGACTTTGGCAATCATCTCGATGAGGCCTTGGCTAAAGCGTCTAAACAGTTTGGCTTTGACCTGGACAAAGTACAGGCCAAGTTTGCTGAAGCGGCTAAAAAATACGGTATTGATGAAAACTTGCTCAAAGCGCAAGCCAAGCAAGAAAGCGGCTTTAACCCTACGGTAAAATCAGGTGTTGGCGCAGTGGGCTTATCACAATTCATGCCCGATACCGCTAAACGCTTTGGCTTAACTAACAGCAAAGACCCCATTGCCAGTATTGAGGCACAAGCCAAATACATGGCTTTGTTATTGGAGAAATTCAATGGTCGCTTAGACTTGGCACTGGCAGGCTACAACGCGGGGGAAAATAGAGACTCACTTAAAAAAGGTTTTATTCCGCATTTTCCTGAAACACAAGCCTATGTTAAAACCATTCTTAGCAGTTACGACAAAGCCAAACAAGAAAATGGCGGCTCAGGCCGTGACACAGGGCTACTGGCCGAACTGGAAAGCAAAACCGCGTTACTGGAAAACCAGTTTAAAGCCACCGTTACCACGGCTGAATCGGACATTAAGCTGAATGTTGCACAGGCCGAACACGAATCAAAAACCGCCATTGATGCCCTAAAACGGCTTAAAGACAGCGGCGCTATTGGCGTTAATGACTATTACGCCGAACTGACCGACCAACAAGAAAAAGCCATTAAAGCCAATCTGGCGGCCATTTCGCAAAAACTGGCCTTAGCCGCCAAGCAGTTTGAACAAGACAAAAACACAGTAACACCCGAACAACTGCCCACGATTGAAGCTAATTACAGCGCCAATCGTGCCGCATTATTGCAACAACAAAAGCAATTCAACGATGCCATACTGGCACTGTATGTCGAAAACAATGCCGCACGGTTAAAAGAAAATAACGCCGCCGCTCTTGAAGACATCAACCGCTTTGAAGAACACGCCCTGGAACGTTTGGCACTGGCCAAAGAAGATACACAGCAACAATTGGCACTGGGTGAAATCACACAGGCCGAGTTTTTAGCCAAACAACAAGGCTTTGAAAACCGTCGCTACCAGATTGCCAAAAATGCCATTGCCTTACGCCGTGCGCTTATTTCTCCTGAAAACCAACCCGAAAACACCGCCCTTAACCAGCAAAATAACGCTGAAGACAGAAAACACGCCGCCAACACAAAAGGCAATGACGACAAAGTTGACCTGGAAAAAAAGCAACGCTTTGACAACACCTTTGCCCCATTAAAAAATGCCCTCGATCAATCCATCAATGGCATTTTAACCGGCCAGCAAACCATTGCCAATGCCGCACGCCATGCCGCACAGTCCATCGCCTTAAGTTACGCACAGGCGTTTATTAAAACCAAACTCATGGCTGCCGCGCAATGGGCGTGGGAAGTGGCCGGTTTTGCAGGTAAAGAAGCCAAAAAGAAAGCCTTATTAAACGCCAGTACCGTGTGGGAAACCGTGCAATTGGTCGGTAAAAAAGCCGTTTTGGGGGCACACTGGCTGTGGGAAACATTTGGTTTTGGAACGAAAGAAGCTGTTAAAGTGGGCACTACAGTTGCCAGCGAAGCTACGCAGACAGCAGCGGTGGCGACTGGTACGGTAGCTCGTACTGCAATTGAAAGAACGGCTAACGCGGCTTCAAGCGTAATGAATGCAACACGAGCGGCGCAAGGTGCGTTCGCATGGGTCATGGCTGAAATACCGTGGCCATTTAGCGTGGTGCTTGCGCCGGTGGCCGCTGCTGCCGCGTTTGCTGGCACACTGGCTGTGGGATCCGCTAAAGGCGGCGAATGGCAAGTCGATAAAAACGGCGCACCTTACGTGCTGCACGAAAATGAATCGGTATTACCGGCAGGGGTTGCGGAAAACTTTAGAAACATTACCCAGTTTGTTAAAAACCGCGTGCTGCATGACGAACAAGCCACCGGCTTACCCGATATGACCCAGCACATTCAGACCGCGATAAAAACCGGCACACTCACCGGTGGCTGGTCTGTGCCACAGTCGTTGTTAACAATCAGTCATGACGCTGGCCAAACCGCTGAGCATTTGGCCGGAAAGTCTCGCGCTGTCTCGGTTGAACAGCTCAATCAACTGGCGGGCAGTGTTCAAAAAGCACAGCACAGCGCACCCAGTAAGCCCGTGATTAACAAAACAGAAAACATTCTGCATTTTAATGGCGTGCTGTCTGCCGAGGCCTTTATTAAACAAAACAGCAGCCACATTGTGAAAGCCGCCAACAGTGAAGCGCGTAAATTTAATACAGGAAAGAGATAATGGGTACTTTTGTTCTGCCCCCGCTAGAGGTTTTTCCCGTATTAGACGGCCTGGCTTACAACAGCAGCAAGCGCCCCGAATTTAAAAGCAGCGTGTTTGAAGCGTTAAGCGGCAAAGAAAGTCGTGTTTCATTTCGCCAATACCCCAAATACAGCTTTGCTTTGTCGTTTGAGTTTCTGGATGACAACGACGGCGACGATTGTCAGGTATCACAGCAATTACAGACCTTAATGGGGTTTGTGTTACGCCACGCGGGTAGCAGTAAAGACTTTTGGTACACCGATCCTAATGATAATACGGTCAGTAATCAAAAAATAGCCACCTGTGATGGCACTACCGATATTTTTCAGTTGACCAGAACCTACGGCGGTTTTACCGAGCCGGTTAATTCGCTCAATGGCGCACCGCGTCTGTTTATTGATGGCGTATTGCTGGCTTTGGGCACTTACACGATCGATGGCAATGGTGTTGTGTTTTTAAGCGTCGCCCCCGCCGCTGGTAAAGTGCTGAGTTGGAGTGGCAGTTATTACTATAAAGTGCGCTTTTTAGACGATGGCTACGATTTTACCCAACTCATGCACGGCTTTCATGAATGCGCAGATATAAAAATGATAGGTTCTGTCGTGGGAACACGGTCTTTATGAAAACGCTGTTATCCGGTAGTGCAGCATTACCTATTGGCATGGTGGCCGAACTGTATACCATTTCATCGCCCACACTGCCGCCGTTGTTTTTAACCACCGCCGATGTCGATATTGATTTTAACGGCCATCGGTATAAAGCAGGCTTAGCCAATCTTGAACGCAGTGCGATGACCTGTAGTGTCGGCATTAATGTTGATGAAGTCACCGTCACATTGTACCAACACGCCAATAACGTATTTTCAGGGATTCCTTTGCCGGTGTTTGCACTCAACGGCGGTTTTGACGGTGCAAAAGTGGTGATTTACCGTACCCGACGCGATTATACCGTGCATTTATTTGAAGGTATTGTGTCGGATGTCAGTTATGACCGCACCCGTGTGGAACTCACCCTCAGCGCATTGGTGTTGTTACTGAATGTGCCTATGCCGCGTAATGTCTATACGTCTGGCTGTGTTAATGAGCTGTTTGACAGCGGCTGCGGCGTGAGCAAAGCTGAATTTTCTTATTATGACGTTATCGAAGCCGGAACAACTAAACGCTTATTAAGATGCAGTGCTAGCACTGGGAGTGACACCTATTTTGATTTAGGCATGGTCACCTTTACATCGGGCTTAAACAATGGCGCAAGACGCACTATTAAACGTTACTCCGCTGGTAGAATTGAACTGTCCTTGGAACTTGACCATCTTCCCACCGTGGGTGATGCGTTTATTGCTTATCCTGGCTGTCCTAAAACCCGCGCAATTTGTCAATCTGTGTTCAATAATGATAACAAATTCAGAGGCTTCCCTTACATCCCCAGCCCAGAGGCCAGTGTGTAATGTCTATGGATAAACGTCAGCACATTGTAGATGAGGCCAAAAAATGGCTAGGCGCACGTTGGCATCATGCCGCCTGTGTGCCGTATGTGGCGGCAGATTGTGGCCAGATTCTGATTGCTATTTACGCCGCGTCTGGCCTGATTGAGCGCCCTACGGTAGGCAGTTACCCACGCGATTGGGCCATGCACCGCGATGAAGAACGCTATTTAGCCGTGGTTGAACAGTACGCCCACCGTGTTGAACAGCCCTTGCCAGGCGATATTGCCGTGTGGCGCTGTGGCCGTTCGTTCAGTCATGGGGCTATTGTTATTGCCTGGCCGCTCATTATTCATGCGGATGTGGTGGAAGGCGTGGTGTATGCGGATGCCAGCTGTGGCCAGTTATCGGTACGCGAACATCGGTTTTATTCTATTTTTGAGGACGGTTAATGGGCTTTTTTGGCGGCGGCGGTACAACAACTGATCGTATAAAAACCGCGCATGTACAGGATGTGGGTTATGGATCACCCATTAAAATCTGTTACGGCACTAATCGGGTTGCACCACTCCTTGGCACGTTACGCGATTTTGAAGCCACCGAACACGAAGCCGGTAAAGGTTTGGGCGGTGGATCAACCTGGTATACCTATAAAGCCTCGGTGATGATGTTTATTTGTGAAGGACAAGTACGCGGTATAGGACGGCTGTGGCGCAACAAGGACAAACATGCCAATTACACCAAAGCCGGTTTTAATTTTGCCCGCAGCGGCGGCATGGCACAAACGGCGTGGCCCTTTTTGTTGAGTACCAATGCGCCCGAAGCCCTTAATTACAGTAATACCGCATTAATAGCAGGCAGTGGCTACGACCTTGGCACAGAGGCGACGATAGGATCACACTCCATTGAAGTGTTTGGCCGCTGTTTAAGCACCCAATCGACTGACCAAAACTATACCGACGCTTATATTAAAGATGTCGTCGATGACTTTTTGCACAACCCGTATTACGGTGCGCTTGATGCCAGCACCACGACAATTCCCTTAGCAACCGATGATATGCACGCCTATTGCTGTGCGCGTAATATTTTAATCAGCCCCGTGCTAGATACCCAAAAACCCGCGCATGACTATTTAACCGAATGGGCGCTGGTGGCCAATGCCGGTATTGTCTGGAGTGAAGGCCGTTTAAAGTTTCGTCCTTATGCCGATGAAGCCTTTACCGGCCACGGTGTGAGTTATGTCCCAAATACCGCAATTATGTATATTTTTGATGATGATAACGTGGACGAACCGATTCAACCCACCCGTAAAAAGCCGGTCGATTGCTACAATAAAGTTGCTGTTGAATGCCTAAACCGTGCCAAAGAATACAACAAATTTACCATTGATGTCAGCGACCAGGCCAATATTGCCCAGTTTGGTTTACGCCCTGATGCGGTGTTGTCGCTCAGTTGTCTGTTAAATCCTGTTATTGCCAAAATTGTGGCACATACCGTGTTACAGCGCGGGTTGTATATTCGTAACACTTATGAAATCAGCACATTTTGTGAGGCAGATCAGTTAGAACCACTGGATTTTGTCAGTATTACCGATACCGGATTAGGCTTAGACAATGCCCGTTGCCGAATAACGTCTATTCGTGATGAGCAAGACGGGCGTTTGCATATTACCGTAGAAGAAGCCCCCGAAGGAGTCTATTGTGGCTAGATATGACGTGCAAGACAGTTACGGCTATGAAACCGATAACACTTATATACCGGCTTTAATCAATCCGCCGACTATTTTTGCCGTACCGCCATTGTTAGTCAACGGTAATAATGAGTTATGGATGGCGGTTACTTGCCCTGATGCGTTATACGGCGGCTGTACGGTATTTGCCTCTTTAGATGACAGCACTTACAAACCCATTGGTAAACTGTACAGGCAATCACGGCAAGGCTGGCTAACCGACAGCTTACCCGCCGGTACATCACCCGATATTACCAACACGCTCAGTGTAACAATGCACGCCTTTACCAATGCCATTGAGTCCGTCAGCAACGTTGCTGTCAATACAGCGCAATCATTATGTTATGTGGGCGGTGAGTTGCTGGCCTACCGTGATGCTACTTTAACTAACTTAATCAATGGCAAATCCAGCTACAATTTGTCTTATTTACGCCGTGGCTTGTATGACTCTCCACAGGGTGCTGTCACCAATGCCCCGTTTGTGTTCATCGACAACGTGCTGTTTAAATACAGTTATACTAGCGAGCTGGCTGAAAATGTAGTGTATTTAAAGTTTCAAGGCTTCAACGTCACAGAGAGCGGTTTACAGCAGATGAGCGACTTAGTTGCTTATCCGTTCATGATTCCTCCATTCGTATCAGCTGGAGGCGGTGGTGGCATAGCACCTGGGACATTTAACGAAGACAAAGTGATAGTGGGCAGTAGTTTAGACGGTGTAAAAGAATCGCTTGTAACCATAGCTGATGACGTAATTTCAGGCTATAGAGAGAAACATATTACAATATCAGCTACTGCATTTACGATAACGTCGTTTGTAACGAGTGGCAGCGTTCTTCGTTTTACGGCGGCTACGGACGTTACAGTCACAATAAGTAACACGCTACCCGTGGGTTGGTGTTGTTCTATAAGACAAATCGGTACTGGTCGCGTTCAATTCGTCGCCTCGTCAGGTGCTGTACTGAAAAATAGACAGAACTTTACAAAAAGCGCTGGAAAAGACGCTTGGATTGCGCTTGCGTGCGACAGTAATAACTTTGGAGTCGCAGCAAATGTATTTATCGGGGGTGACTTAGCATTGTGATTACACTGTACGCAGCACTGGCAATACTTTTGCCGCCACAGGCCACAGCGTCGATAATTAAATTTGAAGATGTTATTCCACAAGCGGTTGTCGATGCAACATTTGGTGCTACATATGCGGATATCTCAGTCACAAGTAATGGCTTCGTCTTCACTGGAAACCCCGCTTTAGGCTCAGAAGGCTTGTATTTGTGTCCGCTAGGCATTAATCAACACAATACCTCGCTGGCGCTGATTAATGCTAATGATCGCTCTATTATCACGTTTGCACGGCAAAACGGCCAGCCTTTTGGATTAATATCGTTTTATGCCGGCGGAAGAACACGCGATTTTTTACCGGACTTATCAGTTCGTTCACCCTATTCTGTGTGTACACGTATTGCCATTGTGGGCACGTTGGCAGCAGGCGGCACGGTGTCAACTACAGTTGCGGTTGATGGTGTTGCGCCTTACGATTGGGTGAAGCACATCATGCCCACGTCTTTTGTCGGTTTATCATCTGTTACACTCACAGCGCAAAGTGTTACCGGCACAAGCCCCGAATTTTTAATAGACGACATTGAGGTGGTGTAATGTTTACCTGTTATGTGTTTTCAACCACGCATTTACATCTGGCCACCATAGTGGGGGCTGATAAAGAGGCTGTGCAAAAAATGGCCAAAGAACATTATCCACAATTAGGATTGTTTTGGGCAAATGAGCTTAGGCCGGAAACGTTTGAGTTGGTTGATGGGGTGGATTACCTTGTGTCTGACGTGTGACTAATTTGTACCGTAAGTGTCGTGCGACTGTAGTAAATTTGTAACTACAGTGTAGTAAATATAACGCTGTATATAGTAACTTTGTCGCTGTTCATTACTTGGCGAGCATTGCAACATATTGATTTTAATTGGCTATTATTGTAAGGACGGGACTCTTAATCCATAGGTCGAGAGTTCGAGCCTCTCACACCCCACCATAAAATCAAAGGCTTAGACTGTTTCAGCTAAGCCTTTTTTTGTGCCTGTGACTAATTTGTGACTTTTCCACCATTAATTAAAGAAAGTACCGGCTTGACAATAGGTATCGAATTACTTGCATACTCAGTTAGACGGTCACTTGATAAATAGGCATAACGCATTACCATTGTTAAATCAGCCCATCCACCAAGCTCTTTAAGAACATTCAATGGCATTCCATTTTGTATATGCCATCTAAAATCATTGGTAGATTCACCTAATCAATTTGAACAACCCTTTTTAAAAAAACGTCTAATGCAATGTTCAAGATTATTAGACCATTACAATTGAAACGATGATGGAATTGTTAGTCATTATGAATGAAAGCAACTTGATCTCCGAGCTACAGCCTATTTTAAAGCTTATTTGCCTCCATAGGCTGCGTCCATATGGGTTTTGATTTGCTCAGCTGTAATTTTGCCAGAGCCAGCAGTATCAATGGCAGTGTACTCTTTTGCTACACGAGGCATGCCGCTTTTCGCTTCGTCTAACGTTAATGTACCGTCTTTATCCACGTCTGCCTTTGCAAAGCGCTCAGTAATGACAGCGTTAATTTTTTCTATTTTCTCAGAAGCATCGGCGAAGCTAGGCAAAACCTGTGTTAGTAAAACTAAAAGTGTTATTTTTAAAAAATTCATTTTTATGCCTTTCCTAATGTATAAAGATTAATAAATTGGAATCAGAATTTTTGTGAATATCTCAGAATCCGACCCCCAATGATTTTTTTCGGTGCTACGGTTTACGTCTCTCCCAATCCTGGTTCGTGGCTTCCATGACTTTTAATGCACTTCCTTAGTAAAGGTACATCGCTGTTTTATCAGCGGTGCTTCGTCTTTAGTGCCAATCCCTTGGGCAATCAAAGCAATTACCCTATCATCGGTATCATAGCCAATATGCGCTGTCATTGGATTAGCAAAATCAGTCAAACCGAAGGCATCCATGGTTGGAGCAACATTGATATTGACATTGGTAATGTCGGCACACAGCCTGGAATCAATATATTTTTCGGCAAATTCATGGGGTATGGAATAACTTAATAAATCATTGGGATCGCTAAAGGCAACAATGTCAGTTTCTTTAAACATACGTTTATTGTAATTAGCCCCGTTAGCTTGACAATAACTGGCATCGTCACCTGTTACTTCGGGGGGCTTTCTACCCAATTGCAACATAGGCAGTTGATTGGATAACATATAAATACGAATGTGCTTGTTTTTGAATGCTTCAAGAGCCTTGCTATCCACGATACTTTTATAATTAGAAAGCAGTCCAATAATGCGATCTAAACCATCGGTCACGATGCGACTACCCATGCTGTGAGAAATAAACACATAATGGTCCTTGGCAATACGATCAGCCGCACTATCATCCAGACCTATACACGCCTGTTTGCCACTGCTGGGCAGCTCTTGCCAATCGGCGGTTGCCATCCAACAAAAGGATTGCCCAAAGGTCGCTAGAATAGGTTCCCTGCTTTCTCCGCTAAAAATAACAGGATCAGCACCCGCATCATTACTGAATTTCTTTAATAAGCCATTGATTTTGGCACGGCGAAAATCGTGATCGCCCGAGGTATCGAATGCCAATATTTGCTTTTCTGCACGGGATATTTCTGACCACGTTAATTCATAAAACGTCAGTTCCTGTCCATTTTGCTCATTGAGCAAATGCGAGATGCGCAAATTACCCAGCGTTTTATCGGATAATAAAGGTGCCGTCAGCTCAATGTTTTTCTGTTCTGCCGAACGGGCATTTAAATATAAATTCTTGGCTAATTTTTCCAAAAACTGAGTGGTATAACCAGGGACATGATCGCCCACGCCGTGGACAAACAAGATTTTTGTTTTGCCTTTTTTGTTATCCAGATTGGCTGCAATGCCTTTAAACGACTGCCCCCAAACCTGGCATTGGCGAGTGTCTTCATTTTCGGATTTTTCCAAAACAGCTTCAACCACGCCCTTGCCAAAACTGGTGCAACCCGATAACAATAGCGCGATAAACAGCGATGACAATAGCTTTGTTGTTTTTATAGTACGCTTGTTCATAGCTTACCCGTATTATTATTTATATTGTTTAGGTTTTATCGAGCAGAACGAGAATAGCCTCTACGAGGTTTTTAAAACCTCGTAGATCTCACACTGGTTAAAAACATGCCCGACATATTAAAATTGATTGAGTACTAAGCTACAACAGCAAAAGCGTATTGCACCACAACGGGGGTTAATAGATACAGCGTATTAATATCAATACTTTGATAAACGGAGTGCAAACCTAGTACTCAGTCACTCTTTAAATGTCGAATAACAGCCCCCATAAACAAGTTTCACGT